TTTTATTTTATTATAAATATTATTATATTTTGTTTTTATTCAGGAAATGTTGCTCCAGTTGGTAAAACATTGAAATCTAAAATTACGAATTCAGCTGTTTTAGTTGGTTGTAGGTAAATTTGTCCTACTAGCTCATTTCTATCAATAACATCTGGTGTGTTGTTTGTCTCATCCATTACAACTTGGAAAGCATATAATCCTTGTCTTTGTTGTACTGATTCTAAGTATGGGTTAACTTGTGCTAAGAAATTATTTCTTGTAGCGATTGTATTTTGTTCAAATACTAAGTTATCTGATACTTGAGTAATATAGCTTTTTAAAGCAATTAATAATCTACGTACATTTACACGATCTAAAGCACTTGCTCTTTTCTGTAAAGTTTTCTGTCCAAATACTACAACTCCACTTCCTGGGAATGTAGCAATTGGGTTAACATTTGCTTCGTATAATGTATCTCTATTACCTGATGTTAATTTTCTTTCAGCTCTAATTACACTTCCTAAAGCTCCTCTAATTAGACCTGCTGGTGCGAACCATGGGTCTGAAGATGCATCAGTAAATGCATATACTGCTGGAATATACGTTGAAGCTGGCGCCCAAACTGTCTGTCCAGTAGCTGCGTCGATTGTTTGTAACCATGGCCAATATGTAGCTGAGTATGATGTATCATATCCTGCAGCTTGGTTTGTTACGGTTCCAATAGTACTATTATAAGGTACTAAATCAATTACAGAAATACAATCCGTTCTACCTTGTGCTAATGCTACTAATGAAGTAACTTGAGCTCCATGTAAAGATCCTATTAACCCAGGGGCTGATATTACATTAAATTGGTAATCATCAACATTGGATAATAACTTAATTGAAGACGTATAATCGTTTGGAGCAAGACCTTGTATATTAGTTGAAGTTATATTTTCATTAAATCTAGCTTGTTGGTCATCTCCAAAATTAACTCCTGTAGCAGAAGTAAATGAACCTGAACCTACAGCTGGCATACTACCTGTAAAATTATTTTTAAAAGTTCCGTTATTATCGAAATATTGTGGTGTTGGAGTATTTACAGCACTAACATAAACATAAGCACTTCTGTTAGCATAACTACCATTAGTTTTAACATAGTAATCAGTTCCATCTTGTTCTATAGTATAATAAGTATCACCTATAGCTTTTGCTATGTAATTAGGGGCTGTAGGATCTAATGATAAATTATTATATGATTCTAATATAGCTTTTTGGTTTTGAGTATCATTACCACGTCTAATAAATAATGAGAATTGACCTGAAGAAGTATTAACAGATCCAATTTCCCATCTAATATTATCAGATGAACCACTATCTAATGTACCACCAGCTGAATCTGCTGCTTGGTAATTATTCATTATAGTTCCTTCAGAAATTGTTGATAATTGAAAAGAGGTTTTTTGGTAACCTGCATCATCACTATCGCCAAACCCTAAAGTAATAATACCAGAATTATTAGCGGCTGCTTCACTTCCTGAAGTAACTGCAGATGTGAATGATCCTGTTACTACTCGAGTAACTAAAAGGGATTCACCACCTTGAGCAAAATAATTTCTTGCTGCTACTGAGTTTAAATATGTGTAGAATTGGGATCCGCTTTCTACAGACCCTCCAAAAATAGCTTCATATTGAGAAAAAGAACTAACTGCTGTTGGGATATTAACTGGACCTTTTACTGCTGGTCCAATAATAGCGGCACCAAAAGTTAAGGGTCTTCCCCCAATAAATGATGAATCATTTTCTCTTGCTAATACACCTGGAGATATTAAAGTTTCTGCCATTGTTATGTTTTATTATTGTTTTATTTTATTATAAATATTAGAAATGTTTTCAAGAAATTATTTTATAGCGGTAAATTCCCCACTTTCTAAATCAATGTTACCTTCTCCGTACTTATCTTGTAATTCTTGAGCAGTTTTTAATTGTTTTGCTTCTAATTCTTGATATTCCTTTATTAATTGTTCTTTATTCCTTTTAAATAAGTTAATTTGTAAATCTAATTTACCTAAGTTTACTATAATTGTATTAGTATCCTCTTGATATTTTTTTAATACTTGTAACTCTTCATTCAATAACTTTTTACTTTCCATTTTAAATATTTTAATTTATAATAAATATGTAATAGGAATGTTAAAATTAATTTCTACTACGACCATCTGAAGTAGGGTTTTGAGTTATTTCGGATGAATTCTGTAAATTACTAACTGCTTCAGTTGTTATAGTAACTTTTGCTTTAGAATTATATACTTTAGTTGCATTTAACTCTTTTTGAATTGTATCCGGAATTATATACCCCCTTAATCTTAAAGTAAACTCACCTTTTACTAATCTATCTTGACCTTGAGTTAATTCTGTTGCTGTAGTAAATTGATCAATAAATGCTCTAAATTGAAATCTATCAGGATTACCCCAATATGAATCAGACGCATATTCACAGGCTTCAATTACTTTATTTAATTGTTCCATATAGTATGTTTGAATCAAACAGCTATATTCTAATGTTACATAATCAGGTTGTGCTACTATATGAAATTTTTCTACTGGTTTTCTATTATTTAATGTTGAGAAATTACTATAAAAATTTTTAGAACTAAATTGTTTAGACCAAGTTCCATATAAGTTAGGTTGATTAGCATCTAATTTATTAGCCACTGATCTATCCTTTGAGATATTATTTCTTTTAATTACAATAATAGGTAACATTATAGCACCACTTTTATCTCTATATGAACCATCTTTTTGATATTGGTTCCATCTTTCAGAAGCACCATATAATACCGGAACATCTCTTCTAGTGCCGTTTTGATATACAAAGGGTTTTATAATATTTTTAAAATAGTAAAATACAGATTCATCTAAATCTTTAATACCAACAGAATATTGTTTTGTTTTATCCTCCTTAAAACTCATTTTAGTAGACCTATTAAAAGGAACTCCAGTTTCTTGGTAATTTGAGGGTGTATTAGTTAATTCATTAACATCATTAGGGTTAGTTTGTATTCCCCTACCTTCAATCCCAGAAAATGGGGATTGTTTTTGTTTACTTAAAGTTAACTGATATTTTGGTTGTGGTTTTCTAGGTGTAGCCATTAAAATCTTTCTTTATAAGGTGAAATATTAACTTTATCTGCAGGAATATAATAAGTAGAAGCTAATATTGAAACGCTTTCTCCAAATTTATCTAACCCAGGGTTTAATGGGTTTGGGGTACCATCATAGTCATTATTTGGATATGCAGGATTTTTACCTCCCCAATACTGGTTAGAAATAGTACCTTGAACCCCAAAATAACTTTCTTCGTATAAGATTATATCTCCAACTTCAGGTACAATATTGGCTTTAATTAAATCATCTCTTAAGAAGAAAAAATCTATATTTTGTTCTTGGGTAATAAGTTCAAAATTACCTCCAGGGAAACTTTCGTCACTTCTATTTATTAAAACATTAAACAAAAATGGACCATTATAATATTTTTCCTCAGCTGCTTCACCATATAGATTTACTTTAGTTTCTTCTAATTTAAATTGATATATAGCACATTGTTGAGTAATTATATTACCCATTAGTTCTCTATTGAGATGTCTTAATAAAGAAACATCTCGTTGTGAAGTAAACATTGCCATATTATGCTATATATATTGTGTATGGAACTTTTTGTAGTTCTAACATTTTTGATTCCCCCTCTTGTGCTCTTCTTTCTAAAGAGGCTCTTCTAGAAGTTTCATCAAAATATGCTCTTAATCTTTCTATTAATGCTGTTTTTTCTGCTGTTGCTGCTGCAATTAAATCTGATTGGTTTAATGTAACATCAGAATTAGGAATTGGAATAGTCCCATATTTACCTCTTACATACCCTAGCATTTCTTTAGATAATGCTAAAGTAAATTCAAATATCCATTGTCTACCTACTGAATTGATAAAATCATAGTTAGGGTTATTAAAGGGAGCATTGGAAACATTTGTTACTTTATCAGGCATTTGTTGTACTGATGTAGCGATTCTTTCATCTCTTAAAATATATTCGAACCACACTTTGTGTGTTGTTTCTTCAGAATAACTACTGAAATTAGGAATAGGGAATAGTCTTAATTTATCATTTCTAATTTCAAAGCTATATTGATTCCATCTAACTTGTTGATTCATTTCAATAGCTTGTATTACTTGCATATCGTAACTTAAAGGCATAGTTAAATAACCAGTACCACCTCCAAATCCACCTACACCTGCTATACCAGCTGCTACTGAACCACCAAATCCCCACCCAGTATAAGGGTCTAGATATTGAGCTGATGCTGGGACAGCTTGTTCATAAAATACTCTTTTAATTTCAATACCATTTTGATATTCAGAACCTGTATACCCACTAGCTGTCATAAATGTAGAAAATGAGTAGTCTTGAATACTAGAAGTTAATTCAAATGAACCAGAATAATATGGAACATTACCCCCTGAACCTGCTTCTGCACCATACATTTCTGATAGTCTTACTATGGGTTCAAAAGTGGGAGTTAATAATGCTTGGTTTAATGAAGAACCAGTTGTTAATCCTTCTAAAGATAATTGATTATCTCTTATTTTATAAGCATATAATTCGTTACCATATGTAGTAACTGCTTCTTCAAAAGCTGTAAATATTGATCCTGATTGTAATTCTACATCTACTATAGGATAACCTAATCTAGAAGCTACAAATTTAGCTACCTTTACAGAATCTGTTCTAAAATCTGATTGGTCATTGTAAAATCCAAATGGAACTGCATTTGGGTTCCAAATTGGACAACCATCATATATAGGAATGTTCATATGCTTATGTTTTATTTATAAATATTAAATTAATTTTTATTATTATAAATATAGGAACCTGAGGTTGTGATTGATATTCCTTTATTAATTGCTTCTTCGTAATATTCTAACAAATCTTCGACAATTTCATTTCTATGGTTTGTTGTTAATGTAATAGCTTCTAAATTTTTAATTTTTCGGGAGGCTGTATACAAAAATTTAAACCCTGAATCTGATTTCTTTTTAAGGTCTGTTTGGTGAGAATCACCACATATCATCATTTTGCTTCTTAATCCTAAACGTGAAGTAATCATTTCCATTTGTTCATGGGTTACGTTTTGGGCTTCATCTACAATAATCATTGAATCTAAAAATGTTCTACCCCGCATAAATGATACAGGTACAATTTCTATTTTACCATCATTTATTAACTTTTCAATTTTTTCTTTATCGTATAAAGCAAAGAAATTTTGATAAATAGGTTGAACCCATGGATCCATCTTTTCTCTTAAATCACCAGGTAAAAAACCTATTTCTTCTTTTGATACAGTAGGTCTGGTTATTATTATTTTGTCATATTGTCTCCGTAATAGACCATCTAAGGCAACATTACATGCAAGCAATGTTTTTCCACTACCTGCACCCCCTCCCAAGAGGGTAATTGTATTATCCAGGATGTGTTTTTTAGCGTCTTTTTGTTCTTCATTAAGTTGGAGTTTGAACTTAATTGGATTTTTAGGAATTCTCTTAGGACGATATACATCATCCGTATGGGGTTTACTTGCCATAAATTCTTGAAATTTGGAGTTATGTGTTGGGTGAATAAAACCGTTGTAAATACGTTAAAAAACCATAAAATTTTAATATAGCTATATAATGAGATAAATATAGTTTTAATATAACGCATTTTATTATACATATTAAAAGATAAAAAAACCCGGCCTAAGCCGGGTTAATTTATTGAAATCTAATTTAAACTTCTAATTATAGAGTGTTTAAACCATTGATATCGATTGTACCATAGAATTCTGGACGAACCATTTTCTTAGCATAACGAGTCAATAATCCTTTACGTGGTGTGAAGGTATTTGGATCGTATACTAGAGGAGTCATAATTAATGGAATGTATGGAGCAAATACTGCACCAGTTTCTAAGAACTGAGAACCTCTAAATCCTAATAAGATTTTGTTAGTTGTCATATATGGGTTCTTGTAAACTTTGTAACGTCCGTTTAATTGACCAACTTTCTGTACACCAAATGCATAGCTTGCTTTAGCAGCATCACCATCAGTATCAGCAGCAAATCCAGGAATAGATTCCAAGATAGTACCTACAGAAGGAGAACATACTAAGAAGTTAGCACCACCACGAAGAGTTTTCTGGTGAATGATGTTAGATAGTTTTTGGATTTTAGTTCCTAATGTTTGGAACCATTGTCCTTGGCTATTGTAGAAACCTAAATCGCTAATAGTACCATCAGCACCATTATCTACGATAGATCTGTTATTAACTGCAGACCATACTTCATTTCCAGCTGCTGCATTTTCTAACAACATTCCTAAGATCTCTAAGTCAATTTCTAATGAAATATACTCACTTAAGATAGAAGTTAATTCAGCTTCAGCATCTAATGCGTGGTATGCATTTAAATCTTGTGCGAATTCTGGCGTCCATACTGCTTTTAATTTTCTAGTTTTAGCAACGATTGCAGATGATTTCATCTGTACATTGATTTCTGGAATTTCGATTGCTGGAGCGTTTAAGCTATTAGGCTCTGGGTTGTTATCTTCAAAATCACCTCTGTATTGGTCAGTTGGTTGTAATTGGTAAACTACACTAACAGATCCAGTAGTTGTTGCACCACCAAATGCTGATTTAGTTACAACAAAAGTAATGTTTGCACCACCATTGTAAGCAGTAAAAGCAGATAATTGAACCCCTGCAGAAGCAGAAACAGCATCATAATCGCTTGATCCTGAGAATAATTGGAATGCAGCTACACCTTCTTTATCTACGAAA